AATATTATACGGATGGCCGCTTTACCAATTCGAAATTTGAATTTTATTTTGAGAATTACAATAATGCCATTAGGTAACCGAGTATATAAGGGTACCAATGTACCGATACCCAGAGCATTCTGAAATCCTCTCATTAGGTACCCATTGACCAAGTCAAATGGCACCACCCAGAAAATTCCAAATAAATGCCAAAAATTATTTCCTAACTTATCCACACTGTTCGCTTACAAAAGAGGAAACCCTTGACCAAATAAAAGCCCTAGACACCGCAACTAACAAGAAGTTCATCAAGGTCTGTAGAGAACTACACGAAGATGGGAGCCCTCATCTCCATGTGCTTATCCAATTCGAGGGGAAATTCAGATGCACGAATCAACGATTCTTCGATTTGGTATCCCCAACAAGGTCAGCACATTTCCATCCGAACATTCAGGGAGCTAAATCAAGCTCGGACGTCAAGTCCTATCTGGAGAAGGACGGAGACACCCTCGACTGGGGAGAGTTTCAGATCGATGGAAGATCTGCAAGAGGGGGTCAACAGACAGCCAATGATGCTTACGCCGCAGCACTTAACGCAGGCAGTAAGTCAGAGGCTCTTAGAGTGATTAAGGAGTTAGCACCTAAAGATTATGTACTACAATTTCATAATCTAAATGCTAATTTAGATAGGATATTTGCTCCTCCTTTGGAGGTTTTATTTTCTCCTTTTTCTTCTTCTTCTTTCGATCAAGTTCCAGAAGAACTTGAAGAGTGGGCGGCTGAGAATGTTGTGAGTGCCGCTGCGCGGCCATGGAGACCCAAAAGTATTGTCATAGAGGGCGAGAGTAGGACAGGGAAGACAATGTGGGCCAGGTCTTTAGGCCCACACAATTATTTATGTGGACACCTGGACCTGAGCCCAAAGGTCTACAGTAATGATGCTTGGTACAACGTGATTGATGACGTCGACCCCCACTACCTAAAGCATTTTAAAGAGTTCATGGGGGCCCAAAGGGACTGGCAAAGCAACACGAAGTACGGGAAGCCAGTTCAAATTAAAGGAGGAATTCCCACTATCTTCCTCTGCAATCCTGGTCCCAACTCCAGCTATAAAGAGTACATAGACGAGGAAAAGAATGCTGCACTAAAGAATTGGACTCTCAAGAATGCAGAATTCTTCACCCTCACGGGCCCACTCTACTCAGGTACCAATCAAAGTCCAACACCGGATCGCGAAGAAGAAATCAATTCGCAGGAGGAGAATTGATCTCAATTGCGGCTGCAGCTATTACATATCCATCAACTGCCACAACTATGGATTCACGCACAGGGGAACCCATCACTGCAGCTCAAGCCGAGAATGGCGCGTATATCTGGACGGTACCAAATCCCCTTTATTTCAAGATAATGCATCACCACAGCAGACCCTTCAACACGAACCACGACATAATACATGTACAAATCCGATTCAACCACAACCTGAGGAAAGCATTGGAGATACATCAGTGTTTTCTGGACTTCCGGATTTGGACTCATTTACATCCTCAGACCTCGCGTTTCTTAAGAGTCTTTAGCAGTGAATGTATTAAGTATTTAGATAATTTGGGTATTGTTTCAATAAATAATGTAATTAGGGCTGTTACTCATGTATTGTACGGTGTATTAGTCGGAACAATTGATGTACAAGAAACAAGTATAATAAAATTCAATCTTTATTAATTTTGTATCGAATCATAGAAATAGATCCGAATTTTCAAAGTMGCATACACTGGATTCGAGGCATGGGTACATGCCATATACAACAACAAGCATTCCTCAGTATGATTTTCATATTTCGCAGCTTCCTGATGATTGTAAGTAACATGGTTGTTAATCTTCATAAACTTCCTAACTAGAGCCTGCTCCTTGCTTGCATATTGACCACCAGTCACCGTAGCTTGAAAACGGCGAAGAACTTGAAACCTATCTCTGTTGTCATTCTTCACAGTAGCGGTACTGGGCTCGTTATCATACATGTTAAACACCTGACCAAAATCCTGGGGAGTACCAAACGGTCTTCTATCACGCACTAAGAAGAACATGACGGTATTAGTGTGATTCTTAGTCTTGATGTTTTCATCCATCCAGATCTTACCCAATACATAAACGGACTTAACACAAAACCTCTTGCCCACACGATGGGTAAGCCCATTACCACGAGTGACATCAGAGACACAAAGGACCTTACCTACATGGGCTATATCATGACGCTGTTCATAAGATTGGACCTTACATGGGCCTTCACACCCACGAGGGACATCAGGGCTTCTGTACATTCTGTAAATTCTGGGCTTCCGGTACATGGGCCGGTTGACCCATGTTCTCCTTGTGTTTGTGACGAGGACAGTGGGGGCAGCAGCACGGCTGCTGTAAGGGCTGTCGAAGTTGAGACGGCGGCGTACCTTCGAAGCGGGTGTGGAAATGACAATATCTGCTGGTCGCTTCGACATAATTCCTTGCACGTAAGACAGAAATTAAATCTCGAATAAGATCGTATCCGAGTGTATCTGGTGAATACGTAGATTCTACCAACTGCAAGTATTTTACAGCGAGCATACACCTGAAACCATGTACGGTATCAGGGAACTCGTTCAGAAGTGGATCCCACATTTTTGAAGCAAAACTTCGCGAGGAAGTATTAAATAGGGGACCACGCGATAACTAAGCGATGAGCGCGCAATTCTATTGGTCGAGGGCCCACCACTAAGAAAGCGGCCATCCGGT